ATTCTCATGTTTGGTGTAGGACAACCTCCTCCGCCTGAAGAAGGTGCATTGTAGTTATTTAGCATTGCACTCGTTACGTTTGTAGAAGAAGAACCCTCTTGTTTGTATTTCGCGTAAACTTCGACGTCAAACTGGAATGAATTTCCAGCAGCATCTAAAATATCGATACCTATCTTTTTAGAATAAGTGATGTTTGTTAAAGTATTGCTATAGATACCACCAATTCTACCAGTGTTATTTGCAGCAGTTGCAGTTGTTGAAACTGTACTGTCAGCTATACCATAGTAATCAGTCATTCTATATTGGAAGATCAAATCTACTGAAACCGCATTTGTGGCTCCAGATGCTATTGTTGTTACACCAAATTTATTATCTGCATCTACGATAAGACTTGTCTTTTGTAGAGGTGCAACATATAAATAGGCTCCACATGATTGACCACCTAATAGATATTGATCATTTGCATCGAATGCCATTTTCAAAGTTCTATGAACTGTGTTATTCGCATCATTTACCCATGTTGTATATTTGTATGGATTTTGGAATCCGCCATCTGCCATGTTTGCTCTTCTTGGTGCATTTTTAGACATTGCAACCATACCAGCACCTTGGATTTGCAATGGAGTGATCGCTCCATTTGACAAGATTGGATGGTCTTTATGAATGAAGATACCATTGTCATATGCAGAACTTGATATTGGATTTGTAGCTCCTGCAAGATCAATTATCGTTATTGCTGGTGTAGTACTATTAAATGAACCTGTCCAAATAAATGCATTTGCTAATACAGTTGGATCAGTAGGTGCATCAAATGGTGTACTTGAAGCCGCAGAATAATTTCTTTCTTTGCTAGTTGGATCGATTGTAACACCAGTAAAGATGTTTGAAAGACCATACTCATAATCATCAATACCAGTTGTTATTGATAAATCTGGCGCAGTTAAAGAATAAAGATCAGTATCATTCGCTAGATTTCTGAATCTAGAGTTAACGAACTGTCCTCTTAATTGTCCTGACTGTAATGGTATTTGATTGAAGAAGATATTTGCTGAAATATCTGCTGCTGCCAAATTTTGATATAATAAAGGTACTAAATCATAGTTACCTTCAGTTGTATAATATGTGTTTGTTGCAACCGCAGAATCAGGTGTTGTAGTTCCATTTGCAGAAACTCCTAACGTTGCAGATTTACCTGAGTTATAAATAGGTTGAGTTCTATCACCTAGAATTCTTGCAACTAATTCTAAATTGGTTGCTTTAGTGTTTGCTAACTTTAATTTAAAACTCTTTGTAACAATTGCACCTTTTCTATTTGTTTGACTTGTAATCTCATCAACATAGTAACCTGCAAATAACTGAACTGACGTATTATTAGATACTACAGTTTGAGTTCCATTTTGATCTTCAAGGTATACTGAAAGTTCTCCAAGAGTACCAGCGATTTGAGCAGTTAGTGTTTGAATTTGATTTTGTAATTCAATCAACTTATCAAATACTGAAACTGGATTTTGATTTGCATCTAAGAATCCTGAAGCTATTGAGGTACCGATGTGCGCAAAATATTTAGAGTTTGCAGTAAATGAATCACCAATGTGTGTATAAACTCCACCAGTTGTTAGATCCTGATCAACTTGAACCTTTACCAAATCGGTTTGATTTTGATTGATAGCATCTAATAATTTATCTCCAGTGAATTGTCCTTCTGGGAAAACAATTTGAACGATCGAAGAGAATTCTGATTCTGCTGGATTCGATGGGAAACCTGCCTCAGATCTTGAAGCGATCATGATTTCAACAGCCTCTCCAGATTCAATTGGAATATCTAATGAATTAAAGTTTACGGTTTGAGCGTCTTCTTCATTCTCATTTTGCCATTTGTACTTTCCAGTAGTTGGATCCAAAGCTCTTTGTCTAACAGGTCCTAAAATTTCATTCCAGTTAGAGAATGCCGCAGTTTTAACGGTATTAGTTGTACTATCATTAAAAGGGATCTGATCAACTTGACTGGTTTTACCATTTACTGAAAGATATCGATATCTTATTTTAAATTGTACAACCTCTTGAGGTACGGTGTTTGCTACATTTTTTGGAAGTGGCACTGACCAGAAACCTCTTACGCTAAATTTAGGAGCTACATTCGTTAAATTGTTTGAAGCTGCTATAGTTTGAATTTGCGTAACTATTGATGCATATAAATTTGATTCAGTTGCTCTTTGAGAAACTAAAGCATTGTATTCATTCGTGTCTCTATCTTTATCAACTGAAGACGTATACTTTTGTGTATTGATTTGCGTTTTCTTTTGAGCAATAGAAGTATCTAACTGAGCCAATGACTGCTCTGCCGCAGCTTTATCTGACTGCAATTGAGTAATCTTGATAGTCGAATCGTTATCTGTTAAGTGATTGTTTATTTGAACCACTTTAAAGTTATTTACATCCAGAACCGGCGCATCTGGAGGAACTGCCATTGCAGCAGGTGGAATAAAGTCTACTTGTAAACTTTTAATGAATTGACCAAAATCTGCAACCTCTGATTTATAATAATCAGCAAGTGTTACAACGCTTCCATCAGCCATGGTTATTTGCAAATCATTTGAATAGAATGCAACACCCGGTGAAAAATTAGCCGCTTCGATTTTAGAAACTGGATCAATTGCTTTAACAAATACAACCTGTCTTTCATCGAAATTGATATTTAATTTAATATCAGTTGCAATTGAATTATCTTTGTAGATTGTTAATTGTGATGCTCCAATTTTAATAGGTTCAGAACCTTCAACCAATAATAAAGAAACTTGAGAGGTGCTTGAATTGATCGATTGTACTGTGTATCTTGTTGCCAAGTTTCCAGAATTAACAACCAATGAATCTCCAACCTTTAAGGTTTCAGTATCCTGAAGTGTTTTAGATGAATCTGAGTAAGTTAATTTATTTAATGTGAATAACCTAACAGTGTTCGTTTGACTAACACCGTTAACAATCTGTGTAACTTGAACGTTGTCTACGCTTATAACATCTAGATCTCCATAATACTGAACCATCTTAGCTGGCATATCAACAGTATTCGAATCCAATGTATATTGGTATGAATTCTGAGATAATTGAGTTAAGAATGTTTTGTAATCGATGCTATTCGATCCTTTGTAATTATTATCGAATGCAGCAGAACTTGTTTGGTCTGCACTGTTAAAGATATATCTTTCAACATAAATTTTTTCAGTGTTAACTGCAATTTGATTGCTAACGTCCATTGTGATGGTTAACAATGGATTTAAAAAGTTCTGAAAGAATTGATTGTTCTTAGTTTCAAATGCAGTTGGAGTGTATAGACTGGTAATAGTTGGAGCTGGTCCATCTAATTTACTGGTCATAACTCTTCTATAAGTACCATCTGACAATTGAATATTCGCTGTTGAATTTCCAATTGCGCTAAGGTTGTTAACGTTATTGCTTAATCTTTCAATCTCTCTTTTCAAGAAACCAAATGATGGAACTTGAACTGTTGTAACATTGGTAGTCGATGGATCATACAAGTTAATAACTACACTATCCTTATCGGTAGTAATAGCAGTATTTGTTTGTTGGTATGTTGCCAATGCGTTATTATACAATTCTACGAATTGTTCTAATAGTTGCGAGATTGAATTGTTTGCGCTCATATTATCTTAAAATGTCAAGTTCAAATATTTTATTCACTGGATCAACACATACTAATTCAACATAAGGTTTTGCAGTGATCATTGAAGAGGAATTAAAGTTTCCAACCAATGCCCAACCTGTTGAGGTTTTGTTGCTGTAGATATTTAAACTGAATGTACCCAAATTCAATATTGAATTGAATGCAATTTTAACAGCTTGACCTAATTTCCAGCCAGACGAGGTATCGTCTAAGTATATATTGATGTTATTTAAAGTCGTATTTGCCGAATTTAAATTCAATGAAATTCTATTTGTATATGGTTTTAACCTAGCATAGATGCCAGTGTTTGCAGCCGCACTTGGATTGTATAAATTACTTGAAGTAATTTGATCTGCTACCGTCCAATTTAAAAATGATGTACTAGCAGTATTATAATTATAAATAGGTGCTAATGAATATCCATAAACTGAATTGCTGATCTTAATTTTACCAGGTACGCTTTTATCATATAAGATACCATCTCCTTGTGTTAATACATCGATATTGTATTGTACACTTGTAGGAACAGTACCATTTAACATTTGATTGATTCTGTCATTAGTTGACTGGATCAAAGATAATAGGGATGATGAAGTTGCATAGTTTAGTTTTGCATTTTCTACATCGGTTTGTAAGGTAGATAATTTATTTTGAATATCTGACAACTGACTTGTTGTTAAGAATAAACTTTGTAGATCTTGAACCTGTTGTGAAAGTGCAGTATAATTGTCATTTGCACTCAATAATAGTTTAGTTGCATTATCTAATGCTGATACGGTATCTAAGAAAATATCCATACCGAATGTAGAGAAATCGTTAATATTATTTTCAACACCAACATTCTCTAAAGAAGTATTAAATTTAACATTCAACTTTAGGGCAAATGCATTACCATTCAATGAAGTTATATCATTTGGTTTGTATTTGGTTTGAGTTGGAATGTACCATCCATTAACGTTAGGATCTTGTTTGAAATTATCAAGGATCAAGATACCATATAAATTTGTTGATCTATTCGCTGGAACAGACTTAGAATATAAATCATAGTAAACTAAGATTGCATTGAAACTAAAGTCTCCACCATTAAGTGAATAATCATATAAAGTATTTAACTTTGTTGAATTTACGATTTGAGCATAAGACGTAGGATCCCAATCGATTCCAACCGCATTTTCAACAAATCCATTTTCATGTGGATCAATTACCATTTCTCCATCTGCCTGATCTACAACTGAACGTAGATTTAAATTTGCATCTGGATGGGTTTGTCCTGCTCTTCCATCGATATAAGTTGATGGAGTATAAGATAAGGTTGAAGTGTTATAGGTTCCTTGCTTTAATAAAACCGTTGGAGTGTAACCAACCGAAGAAGGTACATTAATAAATACCTCGTTGTAAACATCTCCCAAATAATTTTTGTCATTTGATACATCGATATTACCGACATATTTAACAACCCTTTCATATTCAGAACCTGTTTGTAAAGAAGTATCATCTTCAACAACTCTGCTAACTGAAGAAACTGACTCCTGTTGAGTTGCAGTTCTTACTCTAAAACCTCCAATTCTATTTAGATATTTAAAGAAAATCTTTTCTGCGTCAGAACTTAATAGAGTAGAATCAAAATTGCCATCATTGATAATCAACTGTTCAAGATTCAATGCATAGTTTTCGAAAGTTTGTGCAAAGTGTACGTTTGCATCATCTATTGTAGCATCATCGTATGGAGATCCACCAATATCATATAAGTCTTTGAACTGCAGATAGTTATTAGTAGAACCTGCACTAGGAGTTGTCACCACTGGAATATTCAGTAGCGCAAACTTTGAAAATTCAAAGTTTAGATCTGGATTGTAATAAGATCTTGTCAAATCTCTAGAAGCTCCTGCAAATGCATAAAGCGTTCCTCCCTGTTCTTGTGGTATTCTAACTAATGGTGTTGCCATTTAAAATTAAAGATTAATATTATTTAAAAATTAGGCAATAGTACATCCATGTTGACCAACGATATACCATTTTGTTCCGATAAACTTAAGATCAATTGCACCATATTGCGCAATAGTTAAGCTTGAAATACCAGCAATTTGTGTAGTACTTACTGCTACTGATCCAGCTTCAGAAATAATTGTGATTGCTTGACCAGGGTTACCAACATTAAGATTTACTGAAGTAATTCCAGAACCTGTAATATTATAAACGTTACTTGTAAATTGATTTGCTGCTGGTAAATCGCCAGAAGCAACATTAGTTACTGATTTAACTTCATCAGCTCCAAGAGTAAAGGTTGCATTTACCGTGGTCGGTACTGCTGAAACCATTGCAGTTGAATTGATGGTTACTTTGTTTGTTGCAATTGCTAATGAACCAAAAGAACCAGCACCTGTTAAAGTGATAGTTTCATTGTTTGTGTCCAATAACGCTTCAATATTTGCAAGATCTGAATTGATCGATGCAAAGTTATCGTTTATTGTAACTCTAGATGAAGATACGCTGTCGGTACCTAAAATTGTTGTAATTGTTGCCATTTTGAACAGTTATGTTATTGTTAATAAATTCTTTGTTGTCGAATTTGTATTTCCATTGCAGTCAACCAATTCTAATCCTATGGTGTAATCACCTTTATGCGGAAAGAGATATGTTAACCACTGATTATTGTAATATATATCACTATCATTTCGACTATTGTTTTTGATTGTCCATCGTTGGCCTACAATTCCCGGCATTTTCGTATGATCCCATGAGAATGTAACATGTGTTAATAGACCTAAGTTTTGGTGACTAGTTAAGATATTAATATCATTATAAGTAGGATTGTAACCAGTATAATTTACCTTTCCAGTTATTGAACCACCCGATACTGCGCTGAAAGATATGCTTGTAAAATCATACGTTGAAGAATAGTTTCTTCCTACTCCCACGATAAATTTACATTCATCTTCAGTTCCAGAACCAGTAGAATCATAATATGCTGGATTGAATTCAAACTTACTTAAAATTGGATTTGTAATTGGACTTAAAGCATTTAATTCATCAGTAACATTTTGCCATGCAGTTAAATCTGCATAATTTAATGGATAGGTCGAAGTTATGGTATAGTTTTCAGTAATTGTTTTTCCAGTAGCTTGATTGTACCATGAAATTACGATAGTTCCACCACTTGTATATCCTTGATCCTGTCTAACATCGATCACAAACGATGCTGCAAGATCTCCACCAACTCTCATCATATCCCAGCTTAAAGATCCATCGTTCCATGTGTGTTCCTTTAGATAATTCCAAACATAAGGACCTGGTGTCTCAGAGAAACCAGTCGATGATGTGTGGTCTAAATATCTTAAAACTGTAGAGAATTGTGTACCATTTGAATTGTCATGTACGTAATTTGCACGGTCTAAACTTTCATACCAAGTTGCCAATGAATCATCCATTGTTGTTGGACTCTCTTGCGCTAGATCGAATGTTCCTCCTGCTTTATTATATTGAGTTGTATAGTAATCCCATGTAATTAATGGTTGTTTTGATTCAAAGATGCCATAGATTTCGATGGATTTGGACTGAACTGTTACCGCCGATTTGATATTAGTATAAGATCTGGCATTATATAAATCATATAGATTCAACATGATGTCATAAGATCCAGCATATGGTAATATTATCGCAGATTCAAGCATGTTATCGATTGTATCTCTTTTAGAAAATTGATACCCTGCAGGACCACTAATAATCCATTCAGCTTCGTATACACTTTTATGCCACCAATTATTCCATGTCATAAAACTATTTGTATTGCTATTATAGCCATTGCTAGAGAATCCAGCGTCATCCCATGTAAATTCGCATGAATCCCAATCAGTTGGAAGCGATGTATTTTTCAAAATAATCGGACATCCAATTGGTGTTGCGCTTAACGTTGGAAAGCTATTTAAATCATGACTATAATAATCTGCATAAAATGTGTTTATCGCATCAATTGCTACATTTTGATTTGCTGCAACCCATGCTTCATCGCAATTAGGATTAATGTATCTTAAATCTTCAATAAATACCGATCTTTGCGGTACCACTTCAAAGGAAACCTCAACTCCTGAACTTTGTACTTGTATCGAGTGTTGATTGTTCCATACGCTTTGCTTAAATTGAGAGAAGTAGTCGCCTTCACCAGTAATATCTACAATTCTAGATTGATGGGGCAAATAAGATTTTTGTAACTTATTCTTAAGACCATATAATTTAACCAAAATTTCTTGAGGTGTAAATACTGTGGTCTCAACAGTAGTTGGAATGTCCCATTCATCTACATTTCCTGTGGGTTCATTGAGTCTATAAACTAATGAAAATCTATTTGTTTTCTTTTGATTTGAGTTTGGTAACTGAAACCTATTCGATTTCTCGATTAGAAATCCTTCTTGAGTTTGATTTGGTACTGCAACCGCCATTAACTTTCCAAAGTATGGAGATTGCTCATTTATATTTAACCAATATTCTTTTAGGGTTATATCATTATAGCCATAAAATTTGATTGCATTTAAAATTGCTTTATAGGTACCGATATATGGTTGAATGTTTGCATTTTCCAGCAACAATTCTTTTTTCTTATTGTTAATGATTTGCCAGTCAACGCCTAATTCATTCACATCAGTATCATTAAAGATCATCATATCTTCTTCTGGAATTGAAAGGCCCATATTACCTAATAGAACGGTCAATCTCTCGTCATCTGCGACAGTTTCACCGTAAAATCTAATTGCTGCAACTGGCGCAGTTTGAACTCCATTTTGAACTTCATAGATATTTAATACTCTAACATGAATATCTTCACTGATTGAATTGATTGCAATATTACAGTGAATTGCATTTTTATCATAGATTCCAGAAACGGTTTTGTAATCAATATTTTTTGTTACACTACCATCCGAAGAATTTGATTCAGTATATGTTGTAATTCCATTGCTTTCAGTGCTTGACTGCATTTGATCATCAACATAACTTGGTATCGATATCTCATAGTTTCCTTGAGCATCTTTAACCATGTCATACACAAAGATTGCATCGCTTGAAGTTTCATCATCAATAAATTCAAATCTTAATGTTGTTGTCGCTGCATTTTCTGAAATTGGTCTAATATAATCTATGTGACCTGTTGAGGTTATAACCTCTTCAAAGATGTATAAGTTACAAGTTTCATAAAGACCAGACGCTACCCTTGGCAAATAGATATTACCTGACCAATATTGATTGGTCTCATCATAGTAAAAATCTAATTCTCCTGATTCTCCATTAAAAAATCTCAGGTTTTGGTATTTCAACATCCTTATTTAACTTTTTTGTAGTTTTTATCAACCGTATAGTTCTTAAAGATCTTTAAGTACGATACGCCGTTTATATATTTAACCAAAATATTTTGAAGCAACACGATGAAATCGCTAACAAATGTGTTCTTATAGATTGATGGTGAAATGCTATTAAAAAGCAAATCCTTGGAGAAATTTCTTCCAAGGTTTAATCTATTATCTTTAATTTCAGTCTGTATGTCATAGATACTTTTTCGATCTGACTTGAATAGACCGTGATATAAGTTTTGCTTTGTTGCCATTATAGAGCTTTTCTATTTTGAGTCTGCAATGCAGAGAATATAGTGCTAGGGATCGGTGGATTATCAAAATAAACAGTCATTGCCGCCATTTCTCCAGTTCTTGCATCATCTATTACTGCAGCACCATTTCTATCCAACCAACCTCCTCTGAATAAAGCAACCTCTTCCGGTTGTAAGATAATATCTCCAAAGCTATCCATTCCGATTATTGATTCTGGTAATGGATCGTTTTCTGCAATATTTACCGTAGTTGTCTGTGTTGTTTTCTTAAAGAAAACATATGATTGTTGTCCACTTCCGTCCGTTGTAAGGATTGGAGTAGATGGTGTTGTAATTGTTGTTGTTACGGTGTAGTAGCCATTTCTTCTAGCATCTTCTTCATCTTGAGATATAAATCTAATATTTACCGAATCAATACCTTCAATTGCTTCAATTATTGCAATCAAATCTGATTTTGGTAAAGAGTCTCTTCTTGTAATAGTTAATAGATACTGAGATACTGCACCTCTAATCACATTAAATAATTGTGATGTTGAATATCCTTCAAAGTATTTAACTTTGATATCCATTCTATAATATTTAACGATTGGATCTACGATCTTGATTTCAGAATTAATCATCTGTTGACCTGAGTTTTCAATAACTCCTAAGATCGCATTGTTCATATCTTGAGAAAAGAAAAATTCGTTTTGATCAATACTAAAATAATCTTGATTGCTTGTAAGTCTCTTATTCACGTCTGGCAACATAAATAAATAAATTATATTATCATCATCGATCGAACCGTCTGCTGTTGTAGTATATGCATCTATATAAGAGAACATGCCATATTTGGCTAAGAAATATTCAAAATTATCTGGTGTTGCTAACACAAATGACTTAGAAGCCAAAGGAGCAATCAACTTAGTTAGGTTAATGTCTTCTGGATCGGCTCCCATTCTTGGAGCAACTGTACATGTTGAATCTAATAATAAATTAAGATCATAACTTGTTCCTGTTGAATCAAATCCCTGATCGATAAATTTAAAAGTTAAATCTTTAGAATCAACCAAGTTACCGATTGATCCTGCTGTAATAACGTATTCTATTATTATAGTAGTACCAAGGTCTGGAATCATTCCAAAAGATCCATTACCAAAATAAATATCAATACCACCTGAGATTCCAGTCTTTGCTAAGAAACCAGTATCGGTTGGAAGCATGTCATACAATGAATCAAATTTGGTCCATTTCTGTCCATTTACTGAAACTGTAATATTGTCATGATCCGCATTTCCATTGATCAAAATATTAAATGATTGCAATGCTAATCCAGTACCAGTTACGGTTTGACTTTCCAATGTACCTTGAATTATTGGAATATAAACATAATTTGCATTTGTTTTATCGATTCTAAACTGATCTGCGCTGGTTTTTAATAAGTAATATAGACCATTTGAATTTGATTGTATCTTTGAATTTGCTGGAATATTAAGAGCATCACCTGCGATATCATTAATAGATCCTGCATTTAATCTAACTGCAATCTCTCCCACTGAACTTGCTCCTCTATATGGATCATGACCTGCTAATCTAGCAAGACCATAAATAGATTCTGGTTGCTGCGCAGTATAAATATTCTGCTCAACCGTAGAATTTTCAATATAATAAAATATCAATTCTCCGATCTCATTGATAACATCTATGATTTGAGAATAAGGAGACGCCGCAGTAAACATTTCACCCAAACGTCCATATAATCTGGCGATGTAGGTCTTTGTGTCAGCGACCATCTGTCCTGCCAAAATCCTAGAGGTTTGCAAAAAGCTTAAATTTGGTGGGTTTGGGTTTGCCATTTCTTTCTTTATTTTATATCACTACTTGCATTTGATATTGATTGTCTATCACTATATCGATAAAGATTGCATCTCTATCAGGACCACTTAAAAAATCTACAGATGTTGTAACTGCGTATTTTTGTGCCAATGGAACAAATTGTAGTAGCTGAGTATTTATCTCATTTTGTAGCTGACTAGAATTATAGTTAAGTTCAAATATCAAATCTTCTAAATTACATCCAATTTCTGGTGTTCCCATAACTTCGCCCTTTCTAGTGAAAAGAACGACTTCGATCTGCGCCATTAATTGAGCAACCTCACTTACTGATTGTAATTTGGTTGGATCAAAATTTGGATCAGTGATTGATGTAATATAGAATTCCATGTTTTATATATTTTCTTAAGAATGCATCATCCAGTCGGTGCCTTCTTCTTTTATAATTTCTTCGATAACTGCATCTAATTCTTCTTTACCTAGATCTTGAATTACGCTTGCATTTACTTTTACATTTCCTGGTAATGTGTAATCAAAGATCTGCATTTTGTTACCTAATGAAATTTTGATTTTAGCTGCGCAATATCTAAAGAAAGCTTCATCATCAAATAGGGCACATTCAGGAATAGTTTCATAAACATCAAGCATTATGTCCTTCATAGGATCTAATCCAGTAAATCTGATCTCGTGTGTTAATTGGTTATAATTAAATGATACAGCGTTTTCAATAATCTGTCTTGTCATATCAAAGAAGCTCTCATTGATAACGTAATATTGCAAGTTTTCAGCTCCTGCAACGGTACCGGTACCGCCATAAAGACCTCCATATAACATTCTTTCTAATGCAAAGTCACCTGTTGTAAACATCAATGAAGTTCCAGCTCCATAGATCGAACCTGTTTCAAAGCATCCAAATACTGAGAAAACCTCTCCACCGCCTGTAACTGGATCCATTGCATTAAGAGTAAGACTTTTAGTTCTTAAATAATGTTCAGATTGAAAAACCGCCAAAGGCAAATAATAAACATTCTCTCTAACACTATATTCATAATGTTTATAGAACCATTTCTTTGCTCTCTGTACGATATTATAAACCTCTTTTTTAGGTAGGTTCATTGGAATCATACAAGATCCTGTGATGTCATCTGCCAATCTTTGTAAAAAGTTATCAAGGCACATCGAGTCCCAACTAGGTGGGGTAGTTTCATTGGTGGTTCCACCATCAATATTAAAAATATCGCTCATATTATTCTATTATGTTTACAATTTTTTGTGAAGTTACTATTTCTACATCATCGAACTTAGCGCTCTTTGGTTCATATTTACCTTCTCTAAAGATTCCACCTTGCATTGTTCCTGCAAATACTCCATCAATACCATATACATAACAGTTTTTTAATATTACTGTTTTTGCAACGTATGATGAACCGACCTTTGAATCATTTACTTGGGTATTTTGATAGAAATTACAGTTTCTAATATCTGAAGATTTTACATCGCACTTAAAGAAGTCGCATCTTGTAACTTCTCCCTGTACCGTGCATCCAACAAATTCATATCCATTGATTTCAAAACAATAAGGTAATGAACCATCTTTAACTTGAATATTTCCATTGTCAGAATCATAATTAATATGACCGCTTTCAAGTTGACCGTACGTAAATAGATTTGAAACTCTTTCTTTAATTTGAGGCCAGTACAAATCTATAGTATGCGGATTATCATTTAAATCAACCGTAAATTTACATTTAGGAAAGTTCTTAGCGATATTCTTCCAATCAACTCTGATTTCAATTATCTTTTTATTGTCAGACAATATTTTCTTAAGTTCCAATTTATTTAATTGACTAAAAGAATTATCAGTCGCAGTTTTCCATAATTGAAGTAGAAAAACATCCAATAGATTTAAAATCTTTGCAGACTTTTTGTTCCAATCTTTGCCTCCTAAATATCTAAATTCCAAATAGTTCTTTTGTAACTTATCAAAGTTTACTCCATAGTATTTTGTCTTTGGAAAGATAAAATTGTTTTGGCTAATTTGTTCTCCATTATAATTATAAGTTTCTAATCTTGGAATTACAAATTTGATAGATTTTGCGTAGGTTGAATTCTTTCTGTTTGGAAATTCTTTCCAAACCAAATCTTCATTAAAATCTAGAATGAATTTTAGTGGACTCATCTTTGAGATAAGATTCTTATTGCCACTTAGCTTTGGATCAAAGCTTAAATTTAGGTGAATTGAAGATCTATCGGTAGTGTAACCATTTTCAGTAATCCAGTTGCACATTTTGATAATCATCAATCTTGCTGCCGAGTAAGGCATTGCACCCGTTACCAGTTCGATAAGTCCTGCCCCGCCGCTCATATCTGGTTCCATTTTGAATTCGTCTGCCGTAGGAGCAAATTCGCTATGGGCCTTCTTTTCGATACGGATCTTTTTCTGTAGGAGTTTTCCTATGCTTTTTGCCGTATCATCGATACTAAGGTTGGAGTAGAGTTCGAACTCTACTCCAACCAAAGCTTTCGATAATATATCTGAATCCTTAAGGTTGATCATATTAGTGATTGTATTATTCCGTCACTATATATATCACCTACAATTACTACAACTTCAAGAATAACTTTCTAGTTGATTCATCGATTCGGGTTAATGTAACTGTAATTGGATCTCCTTTCTTAATTTCATCGATTGATATACCATCAAGTTCGCTGATATGTAATAATCCTACAATTCCTTCTTCAACCGTTACAAAGATACCGTAATCTTTTATAGATTTAACAGTTCCTTGGATCTGACATGGAATTTTGTATTTATCTGAGATGTTCTCCCATGGATTTGCAGTTTCTACAGTATCGATCTGCGTTAATGTGATTTTCTTTTCGCTGATAACCTCTTTAACTTTGAATGAAATTTCATCGCCAGGTTGGATCGATCCTTTTGAAAGTCTAGTTGCAAATTCTTCGTTTAGATCATTGATGTGAATCATACCGGTTAAACAACCATTAAATTCAACAAAGACTCCAAATTTTGCAGAACCAGTGACTGTACCAGAATATTCTGTCTCAGCAGGATTAATCTTTAATTGTTCAATCTCATGAGGTACCAATGCTTGTAGGTATTTTCTATGAGATACCACAACGGTTCCTTTTTCTACTGAGAAACTTACTGGAACAACATATAAATCTGTTCCGATGATAGATTCAAAGTTTGATAATTTGTTTGCACCAGCTAGAGATCCAGGCATGAAACAATCAATTCCTTGGATGTTAACGATGTAACCACCATTTGGAATCATTTGAGTAACCGTACCAGTGTAAGCTGTTTTACCATCTTCGATTGCTTTATGTAATTCAGCAAATACTGCTTGTCTGGTTCCTTCTGTAACAGATCCAACTATGAATCCTCTTTCATTTTTATCAGATGTGATTTTAACCATGAATTCCTTCCCTGGTTGAATCAATTTTTTAAATTGTGCTGATTCTTTTTCTAAATCGATGTATATTGATTCTCTATAACCAATATCGATCATTGCCCATTTTTCAGTTACGCTGTGAATAGTTCCAGTGTGGTGTTCTCCAGTGTTAACTTGCGGAATGATTTGAATATGATCATTTCCCATCAATAGATCATAAAAACGCTGAGCATCTTTTCCTCTAGAATAGACCTTTACGTTAATAGGTGTTTTGATTCTGTCATTGCCCTTTTTTAGGATAGATGGGCACTCCGATTCATAACCTTCCCAATCAAATTCTCCTGTTGGTAATGTCCATGGGTCGTTCGGTGAATGTACTGGTGTTTTTTGTTGTTCTGCGTTTAGCATTGTTTTTTGTGTTTAAGTGATTAATAACTAAATATTTATCATATTACAAAAGGAACAAATCCGATCATTGGAGCTGTTCCAACTCCATAATAAATTTGTCCATTGTATATGAATTTAAGGTGTAATAAGTGATCTTGTAGTGCATAAGCCACTGCGGTTGCTACTAAATTTGCAGCGACGTGTTTTTCTTCTGGCTTTTCATATTTTTTACCAGTGTTCCATGCTCTTCTTAAAAAATCAGCAAGCCTGGTTTGACTGCCATACGTTAAAGGAACATAGGTTCCTGGAGCCGGTATTGTTGCTGGAAATATGCTTGGAGTCTGAGCAAATGGTTGAGTTGCCGTAGATTTCCAATAATCAAGTACGCCTTTGGCCAATACCTCAAATGGATCTGTATCTGCACCCGCTTTCTCATCTTTATTTGCATTTGCACTATCAATTTCAGATTGTGTCCATTTGGTAAGCACATCCTTCCAATCTTTTTCTTCAGATTTAACGATATTAAGCTTATTTTGTATTCTGGTAGATTCATCTGCCTGTTCCACTTTTGGTATCAAAGATTCTACCTTTAATAGATCTGAATTAATATCTCCATCTATTTTTGCGTCATACGTATATTTCGCAATCAATTCAGGTGTTATGAATGGAGATGTTTTTTGATCTTGTTTATTTGCAAAGCTCTGAAACACCTGTTTGTTATATGTTCCAGTTGGTTTTTGCTTTAATTTAATTAGATTTAATACTGTGCTTTTAACCTTTACGGCCCATAATGAATTGCTTCCAGTATTTAATCTATTGATCCAATCTAAATATTTTTTAGAATCTTCGCCATCCATTGCAAATAAGATTCTATCCGCCAAAACCTTAATCATATCAGCTTCAGTAATCTTGGCATCCACCTTACCAAAATCAAAACTTAAAAAGTTTTTTGATTTTGTAGCGACTAACCATTTTATTAATTGCGCATTTGCATCGTATGATTGAGTGTCTTGTAGAGGTTCCGTAAGATCTGCATACATTGGATCGACCATCTTCTGTTCATACGTTGGCGATGTTGAATCGCCCAGCATTTTAAAACCTCGTTTGAAAGCATCATTGAGAATTGTTTGTTGGCCAGGAATATGTTTATTTGAAAATGGTGTCTGTGAATTGGCTACCGCTGTAAAATACTGCTGTGCCATGAAAGTACCCATCTCATCCAAATTTTGGATGGTCTGACTTTCTAGCTTTGATGCTACAGTATTGATGAAGGTTGGCCAATTTACGGGCATATATTATTATATTAACAAGTTATATATTGAATTAAACTTGAGGTGCTTTAAAGATTAATAAATTCCAGGTCGATGCTGGTTTAGATTTATATACAAAATATGTATCGAAATTGTTTCTAGTATCAGTGGACCATTTATGTCCATTTGATCTGGTGTGTAGACCACCTGTAAAGATTTGAGTGTGTCCATATTGTCTACAACTATCAGCAGTAGAACCATCGGTCGCCCAATAGCATACAACATCGCCAATATCAAAATCTTGAGATAAAATTGATGCTAACTGTGATTTACTAATATTAGAACCACCCGCAATCTTTTTATATCCTATAGATTCTAATGTTGCAAAATATCCTTTACCATTTGCATTTCCATTTGCTGGAAACGTTGCTCCTGGAATCATCTTTTTGCCATACAATCCTGCCACATAATTTCTAGCGATATTCGATGTGTATCTAGAACATAATGATTTCGCTTCACCTGATTTTAATGTGTAATCAACAGCATTGATGATTGAAGTTGACTGTATTCCTTTAAATTTACGATTGTAGAATGTTGTTGAAGTATCATTGCCCTTATTTTTACCAACATCGGTATCATTGACTTCATCACCTGATGTAATACCCGATATCGGTTGAGGTGCTCCATTTGCATCCAAGATGATTTCATCTTCGGTGCTGTATGTTGCTCCTGATCCGCCCGTTGAAGTAGTTGTTCCAGAAGTACCACTTGTTCCTGAAGTACTTGCAGCTGAAGTACCACTTGTACCTGTTGTACCACTTGTACCTGACGTAGAAGCTGATGTACCTGAGGTGCCACTGGATCCACTAGAGCTTGTTGGTGTTGATGAACTACCACCACCTGCTTTGTATTGCTTGATGGTGTCCAGTTTACCTTTGGTCTCAGTAACTTGTGCCTTTTCAGGAGGCAAGGGTGGACCTGAAGGACCTGTACCCGTTGGATGCGTGTGACTTAAGAATGATGCCATAAAGCTATCCAATAACTTTCTTAGCGTCTCTCCTTTTACCGCAGGTTCTGCCTCGTCTTTTGAATTAGAA